GCAAATGCGTTTGCTTGGTCGACAACCATTGTTGTTTGGTCGTCGGCAAGGTCTTGTGGGTTAACCACAGAGCCACGTGAGTAGCTAGATACTGTGATTGTTGGTTCTTTGATGATACGAACCGTATCGCCAAAATTCTCAATTTCCCCCGCATAATCGGTATTCGTAATATCTTCGGCAACCGAAGCGCGACGGAAGAATTTGAGGACTTTTTGGCTAAAAATTTCCGGTGTAAAGTTACCGGAAGGCAGGTTGTTATAACCTGCAGCGCGAGTAAAAGCCATTTGCTTTTCCTTCCATTTTGAGGTTAAGATTGATAGTCGATTCGCCCTTCAGCCCGTGCTGCGTCCAATTCGCTTTCCAGCTTTTCGAACTCCCACGGTTTCATCTTGGCGATTTGCGAAGCTTTCCAAACTTTCTTACCGTCTGTAGTTTCAGACCGTATTTCCCGTGTAGGGGTCTTTGTTACGGCATCTGCTGCAGAAGGCTCTTTGGTCTTCTTCTTTTTGGTTAAGCCAGCATCGGCTTTGTAGAGGTCTACGACCCGTGCTGCCCATCTAGCGTCGGTATTGTTTTTGTAAATACCATCTGCGATAGAAGCAGGCTGCTCTTCGAGCCACTCTAAAAACTTTTCGTCAGTCTTTAGGTCGGTAAAGTCAGGATGCAATCTTAGCAGTTCCTCGTAGGCTTTCTGCTTTTCAAGCTCCTTTTCACGTTCCTTAATAGACCCAAGTTCCTCGCGTAGCTTTGCAACCTGTGTTTCGGTTTGCAGGCTTGAAACTGTTTGAACAACCTCGAACACATCTGGATACCGTTCTTTGAACTCTTCCAGTTCTTCTTGGGTTTTTGGTGGGGCTACGCCTCGTGGCATTTCCGCCGCCCGTTCAGTCATTGTCTTACGAAGGGCTTCGATTTCTCCTTTGAACTCGCTTACCTTCGAATCGTAGTGACGTTTCAAGTCGTCATACCGTTTTTTATAGTCGTGGTCTTCAGAAGTTTCCTTCTTTTGTCCTACGAAACTATCGCCCGCCTCGTCTTGCTGAGTAGCCGCTTCTTGTTCTACGGGGTCAGCTTCTTGTTGGGCTTCTACATTCTCCTCGTCGTCCTCGTCTTTGTAGACATCATCCCGATATTTTCCGCGATATAGGCTGTCGTTGTTTACGGTTCCGAACGAGTCGTTTGCTTTATTGGCACGGTGGCCTCTTGCTTTTGCCATTGTTTTACCTCTTCATGCGGGGCCACATGGCTGTGGGTAGCCGCTCCGGTTGTGCTGGGGCCACGGGTTCGTGGGTAGCCAGCGGATTCTTATTAGTCTAAGAAACTTACTTGTATGCGGTCTTGAGTTATCATTCCGCCACGAGCCGCTGCAGCTTCTTGAACCGGCTGCTGCCCGTTCTCAGCAATGCGCTGCTCTGTCTTGCGGATACCGCGTTTGTTAATCTTTTCTAGGCGGTCTTCGCCAATAATCTTTACGAGGTGAGGTGCAATCTTGACCTCGCCACTAGATACCGCAATGTCTACAAGGTCTGAATGGCGTTCAAAATCCTGTGTAGAAAGCCCTCTGCGAACCGCTTCTTTCTGGGCATCCATAATCATCTTGCGAATATCTTGTTCGCCTGCGAACTCGACGGCTGCGGCGTTCAAAACATAAGTACCCTCTGGAACGCTGTCAGGGCGGTTGTCAGCGACTTTAGCTGCTTCGGATACCTGTGAGGGCGGAGCATCTACAAAACCGCTCTGTGCGGCTTGTACCCCTGCTGGCGGGGTTCCCATAGCGTAGGCGTTTCTGTTGCGTTCGGTAGGACGGTTTTGAGAACGTCCGTGCTCAATCATGCCGCCACGAGCATCGCCACCGCCGTAACCATCACTAACACCGCCAAAAGATTCGGCAGATTCGCCGGGGTCATATCCGCCACCATCATCTCCACTTTCCATACGAGCCTGAAGCTCCGCTTGATAAGCTGCACGTTCTGCTGCTTCTTTAGCTGCTGCTGCATCCGCTGCCCGTTTAGCTGCGGCCTGTTCTGCTGCAGTCTTGCGGTCTTTTATATCCTGAATGGCATCTGATAGCTTTTTACTACCGGAACGAGCCTGCGACAGGGCTTGGTCGTACTCTAATTTAGACAAACCATGTTTGGCTGCAGCAGCATTGCGGCTTTCTGCTAGACCATAGGCTGAGAACTGATTGGTTCGTGGGCTGTAGAAACTACCGGTTTCTGTGTAGTAACCATCCATGATGTTGTCTGAAATATTGTCCCAGCCAGCGTCTTCAATAGACTTACCACTACTAAAGTTGTAGCCAGTAGGGATGTATCCGTTGGCTACGGCGTCGATTGCCATCATGTGTTCTTGGGAAATCCCACGCATATTCCCCGTGTAAGTTCGCGAACCGGGTGCGCGGGTCACTCCGCCCGACCCCATCTTAAAAGAGAAACCCAAGTCCATACCTAGAGACGCTGCAGTGTTATAGCCTACCACATCACCGCTTTCGTACTCTTTTCCAGCCACTGTTCCAAAAGCTTCGGTTCGTGCTTGACGAATAGACGCCATATCGCTGTACTGAATTGAGTGAACCGCATCCGAAACAATTCCCAAGATGCCTGCAGGACGGGTGCTTGCTTCTCCAAAAGCATTGCGAACCGTGTCTCCAGCCACTATAGAGCCTACCATAGCACCGGGCACTCCGCCCACCATGCCCATAATCTTACCCGCTGTTTTACGAGTAGACGCTACATCTGCTATATCAGCAACAGCAGCCTTACCCATCTGTCCAAAGTTAGCCTTTGCGAAGTCTATATCACTCCAGCGACCTTGAGTTATAGGTTCCATAACATTGCCAATAAAACCTACGCGGTCTTTCAGAACATTTGTATCGTCTAGGCCAGACTGTAGGTAGTCACTATAGCTATTAAACTGGCTGTAATTTTCAGGAACTCCGAAAGATGTTTCGACCAGAGACTGCCCCGTTTGAAAAGAAGTCTGGGTCAAGACATTAGATTCGGCATCTCCTCTACCAGAATCCGGCTCAAAAGTCTCTAGTTCGGTTATGTCTTCTTCTGGCGTTACATCGATAGGAGTAACGGTAGGAATACCAAGATATTGCGTATAGAAGTTTACGAATTGGCTACCATATTGCTCTGCTGTGAGCGGAGTAGGACTAGGAGCAACAACAGGAGTAATGCCTGTAGTGCTAGAAGTAGTCGTTCCTGTCGTCGTTGTTGTGGTTGCCATTCTTTGCTATAGCCTCGTGATTATCCTTCAGTTTGAGGAGCATTTCCAGTAAAGCCGCTTTCCCCTGCAGTTGGCGCAGTTCCGACTCCGATTGTGCCGTTACCAGAGCCTTGTACGTCTGTTCCTTCAGGACTTGGAGATACTCCTCCAGCCCCTGCCATATCTGAGGCTGGGCCAGCAGCGGGGCCACCAGCTTCGCCTGTTCCTTGTTGTACATTTGCCATCATCCCTTTTAGCATCTGAGCGTAGAGTTGGGCTTCGTTGGCATCGTTCACGAGGCTATCAGGGTCGATGTCCTGTGCAATAGCCAGTTCACGCATTAGGTTAGGTATTTTGATAAATGGTGCAAGCATCGGGTTCGCAACAGTTTGCAACAGAGAGGTTAGGCGTTGTGTGCGAACTTCTTTTTGCATGACGGCTGCTACACCGCGAGGCTTAATTTCTAAGTCGCCCTTAATGTCTTCTGCTTCTTCATTGAACTGCATGTTCCACTGGAAGTAGGCCTCGCCCAACGGCTTCAAAAGCATGTCGTCTATGTTCTTGATGACAGTCTTCATAGATAGACCGGCAGAACCCATCAGCATAGAGAGACCAGCAGCGGTTCGTCCAGTTCCGCTAACACCTGTTTGTCCGTGAACAATAGACGGAATACCTGTCTCTTCGTCCGCAAGCTGACGGCTAATCTGGTACATTTGGATATTTTCACCAGCCGTGTTCGGAAACTTCAAGCCGTTGATAGCTGTTCCTGTGACACCAGACTGGCGACGGAATATTTTACCGGGGAAGATGTCCATGTTTTGACCGGGAACCAAGCTGGCTTCGTCCACATCGAACACCAAATTGCCTGCAAGAGCGAGGTTGTCGATTGCCATACGAACGTGACCGTTCATTAGCTTCTGGGCATCTTCCATGTTTTCTGCAACGCCAACGCCCCAAAGCTGATATGGGTTCACTTCGTAAGGGAACACTTGGAACGGAATACGGGCTGGCGTAAACGGGTTCAAAACACAGCGAAGAACCATGTTGCCACAAACCCAGATATTTACCTGTAGCTCGTCGAACTCTGTTAGTTCGTAATCATCAACAAGACCGGCTTCACTAGCCATTTTAGAATCTAAAACGCCCCAATATTCAAGAACCTCATAGCGATTGCCTTGATAATATGGCTCAGTTTCGTCTTCACGAATAGTATCCTCGTAATACTTGTCCTCATAGTTTGGGCCTTTAGCGAGGCACTCTTCGATAGCTCCGGCATCAAAGTATGGACGCTTAACAAGAGCACGAAGCTGTTGACGATTCATGCGGTGTCGCTGAATAACGTATTCGCAATCGTCAATGCTCGTAGCGGATGGGTCTGGATGAAAATCCCACAGGGATACCATCTCAATCCGTGGAACGGTCTTTTCACGAGGGTTATAAACCCGTTCGCCGTCTTCACCACGCTCCCAGTTGTGAACCCTCTTGTAAAAATTGAACGGGCCTTTTACAATACCCGTACCTAACAAGCAAGATTCGAACACGGAGTTACGCAGTACATTCACAGCATTTGTGTCGAGAAGCTGGTCGTGAATAACCTTTTCCATTCGCTGTGCAGCAAGTTTAGCAGGTTCAATCTGCGGTTCACCCATCCGTGCCCGTCCGGGAACCAAAGGAAGCTGACCATAGTCTTTTTCCAACCCGCCAAGGAAATGACCGTTACCAGATGCCTGTGTAGCACCGGGAGCCAGTTCACGACCATCGCCGGGAAATCCGTAAGGGTCTTCCGGCTGCATTTGGTCTAAAGGTGTTTCCATGTGAGCGAACTCCGCAATGCCTTCTGGCACGGGAGTAGATTCTACAACCAGTGGAAACTTCTTGTTCGCGAACAGAATGTCAACAATCTGACCAAAGGCTGCAAGAACCTTGGTCTTTGTTATGCGAACAAATACCTTTGAGCGTTCGGAATCACGATATTGCGTAGTCGAATCGTAGATGCCGCGAAAGTTTTTGTATGCTTGCAGCCAACGCTGTTCGTGAGCATACCGTCCGTTTTCAGCATCTTCGAACTTAGATTTGACATACGCAGCAATACCCGGCATAAACTCTTCTGGAGCAATGACGGATACTGTAGTATCGTCTTCCGGCTGGAGAAAGTTATCTTCTGACATAAGTTTTTATCTTAGTAGTCGCGTTCTTCTGCCATCTTCATTACTGAAGGGTCGACTGCCGTTTTAGTCATCTTCTTCGGCATGTCTTCAGTGAGAACGCCTTGCTTTGCCATTGTGTTGAACTCAAGACCTTCACGATACAGTTTGGCTGCACCGCCTTGGTCATCAACAGATGTTTTGTCAGAGTTCATAATGTAAGCGGCACCCATCTTATCCATGGTACTCTCCTTATCTAGAAATAAAGCCTTGGTCTTGGACAGGGGCGGCTTGTGGAATCCTGTCCGGTTCTGGTATCATACCAGCATCTTCACGAGCAATAGCATCAGCCCGTTCAGCAGCTTGGTCTGGTTCGGTAATCATACCGGCGTCTTCACGGAACACCTGAACTTCTTTAGCGAATGGCTCATAGGGTTTATCTTCGGGACGAAGTTCCCCAGAGGCTAGTTCCGTTGGTTCCAAAATCATCGGGACGGCAGCAGCAGGGCCTAAGCCTAAACCTACGGTACGAGCCGCAGCTTCTAAGCCAACTTCCTTGGCGATTGCTGCGCCTGTCTCTAGGGGTGATTCTATAAACTGCCGCGCAGTTTCGATAACCAAAGCACCACCAACTACTTTTGTGGTTTTCTTACGGAAGTTCTTTATGAAGTTGCCGAAATCAATATTGTTCCGTTCAAAGAAACCCCGTGTATCGGCAGACAGGTCATCAAAAGTCTTTGGACGGGGGTCTGCGCTGGTGGGTTTGGCAGCAACGGGAA